GTGTATGGGGCTTTATTGTTAAAGAAGATGGTCCTAAGTTTAAAAAAGGTGATATCCTTAAAGCTGCAGGCTGGAATGCACCAGCAACAAATGCCGCTCGAGGTAACATTTTTGAAGAATTTAGTGTTGCGTGGACAGGCCCACATTACTTGAAATAAGGAAATGAAAATGGACGTTATTCAAAAAGCAGATTTGTTCGCTAGTGTGGCTCACGCTGCAATTGGACAAAAACGCAAATACAGTGGAGTGGACTATATAGTTCACCCACGCAGGGTATCTAAAATGGTTGCCGATTACGAAGGCACCGAAGAGATGATAGCGGCCGCATTGTTACATGATGTGTTGGAAGATACATATGTAACCAGTGAGATGATTGCTGAAGAGTTTGGTTGGAAGATCCACAAGTTGGTTGTTGAGCTTACTGATGTTAGCAAGCCAGAAGATGGAAACCGTGCAAAGCGTAAGGCAATTGATGCAGAGCGTTTGAGTCAAGCAAGTAGAGAAGCACAAATTGTTAAACTTGCTGATCTCATAGACAACAGCGATGACATTGAAGCAAATGATCCAAGTTTTGCTAAAGTGTTTTTAAAAGAAAAAGCACACCTTATAAGCGTTATGGATAAAGTACATTTACATCCTTTATATCCTATAGCAGTTGGTGTAGTTAACGGAGGTAAATAGTATTATGATAGGATTAGATTTAATGGTTATACTAGGCTTGTTTACAATGGCCTGTGCATACTTTAGTCAACGAACTGGATACAAACAGGGTGTTAATGAAGGTATGGAATCAACTCTACAACTACTTGAGAATGGAGGCTATATTAAAATAGTCGAAGATAAATCAACTGGTATACAAGAAATACAGAAGGTACCAAATGGAAACAACACCAACACATAAATTATTCACATACGAAGAATTACAAGATTATCAGCAAGCAGGTACATGGCCACTTGCTGATTCTACATTGTTATCTACAAAATATGCAAATCGTTTTGCAATGGCAGAAAAATTACATGAAACAGTAGATGAAGATTTTTTTAAAAAAATAAATATTGAACAAAATATTGAAGAAACAAATGACCCAAATATGCCAAATAAAAGTTATTCGCATATATACTCTGGTAATTGTTTTAGTTGGGACAATGACTTTATGTCTGGTCCAGAAACATGGACACGAAATAACAACCTTGGAAAATCATCAGAGACAGTAGAACGTAAAAAGATATATTTCTATTCCTGGACAGAAGAAGAAATTAAAGAACCAGTTCCTGAAGAATTTAGCTACTTTGTAGAAATGCATAGAGATTTTAAATCAGTATTAGAACACTACTTGTATGAAAATTATTCAGATCAATCAGAAAAATGGGAAGATTTAATTCTTTACAAATTGATGATTATCAAGTATAATACTCCTAGTGCTACAGAAAAAAATCGTACAGAACATAGAAAACATAACTCTATACGATTTGGAAATGAGCATTGTGATGAAACTCTAGCAGGATTACATTTAGGTGAAAATTATTCAGAGTTTTGGGCAAAGAATACAAAAACAAATAAACAAGATATGATTATGGAACTAGCAGATAATAAAATGTTAATTATGCATGGAGAACATTCAGAACAGAGTGGATGGATACCTACATATCATGGAATGCAACATAATTCACAAGACGATCTAGGTGATCGTTATAGTATAATTATGGACTTACAAGTAAGATATAAAGATTAACACACAGGAGATAAAATGATAATACCAACAGTAATTGAGAGTACAGGCAGAGGCGAACGTGCATATGACATTTATAGTCGTTTGCTAAAAGATCGTATTGTAATGCTTAACGGCGAAGTTAATGACCATAGTGCAAATTTAGTAGTTGCACAGATGCTATTTTTAGAATCACAAAATAGTGCAGAAGATATTAACTTTTATATTAATAGTCCAGGTGGTGTAGTAACCGCAGGATTAGGCATATATGATACAATGCAGTTTATTAAATCTCCAGTAAGTACAATTGTAATGGGACAAGCATGTAGTATGGGTAGTTTCCTTGCTATGGCAGGAAAACCAGGCAAACGTTTAGTATTGCCAAATTCACGTACAATGATTCACCAACCAAGCGGTGGAGCAGGCGGACAAGCAACAGACATGGAAATCCAAGTAAAAGAAATTATTAAGATGAAAGAAAATCTTACACGCATGTACGAGAAGCATAACTCAAAAGGTAAAACTTACGAAGAGCTTAGTGCAGCTATGGAACGTGATAATTTTATGTCAGCACAAGAAGCCGTAGATTTTGGCCTAGCTGATAAAGTTGTTGTTCGGAAAACATAATATATTTGTAATACTATATTTGTATAAATAATAGTATGAAGATACATGATATATTAGAAACAGAGCAAATACTAGAAGGTCCAAACGATCCTCACATATTTAAAGCAGTATTCCTAGCCGGTGGTCCTGGCTCGGGTAAAAGCTATGTGGCTCAAAAACTATTAACTGGTGGTGGATTAAAACCTCTTAATAGTGATGACGTTTATGAGTATCTTGCTAAAAAACACAATATTGATTTAAGTGACCCTGAAGTTGTTGGAAGCAACAAGGGGCAAGAAATCCGTAACCGTGCTAAAGAAATTACTAAAACAAGAGAAGACTTATATCTAGATGGTCGCTTAGGTTTAGTAATTGATGGCACCGGCAAGGATGTATCTAAAGTATCAGTAGCCAAAAAACAATTGGGTGATTTAGGTTACGATACAATGATGTTATTTGTTAACACAAGTGAAGAGGTAGCACAAGAACGTAATGCTGCAAGAGCTAGAACAATACCAACAGATATGGTAACTGTTATGTGGCAGCGAGTTCAACAAAACATAATGAAATTCCAACAAGTCTTTGGAGCTGCAAAGTTCCATGTAATAGACAACAGTGGCGGGTTAGAAGACCCAGATCGTAAAGAGAACTTTGATAACGTATATAGAGAAGTACAGAAGTTTTTAAACGATCCACCTACTAAAAGAGCCGCTAAGGCATGGTTAGACAAGAATACTAAAACATAGTATTTAAGTACCACCAAAAATAACATAAATATTAAGCAGTTCAAGTATTAACTGTTTTTATATTAGATAAGGAATTTTTTATGTATACATATAAAGCAAAATTAGTAAGAGTAATAAACGGTGATACTTTGGACATTGAAATTGATTTAGGTTTCGATATCATTATTAAGCAACGTTTAAAGTTGTATGGTATTGACACACCTGATAGTAGATCAACAAACGTTGATATCAAACAAAAAGGACTTGACGTTAAGCAACGTTTAATGGACTTATTGAACAAAGAATTTAAAGTAGAAACTATACTTAACAAGCGTGGCAAGTATGGTCGTATACTTGGAAAGATCTATGTTGTTGTTGACAACAACGAGGTTTGTATAAACGAATTATTAGTAGATGAAGGTCTCGCAATTCGTTATAACATAGGGAAATAATATGAGGTTATTCGGTTACTGGACAGTTTTAGTTGCACTATCTATAAGTGCTGTGGCGGCCTACTACAGCATTGTTGGACTTGTGGCTATATTTGCCAGTGCCGTTATACCGATTATTATTATGGGGTCTGTGCTAGAAGTAGGCAAGTTGACATCAGCTGTCTGGTTGCACATGAACTGGAAATCAGCTCCATTTTTAATTAAAACGTATCTCACTGTAGCCGTGATAATGCTTATGTTCATTACGAGCATGGGCATATTTGGATTTTTATCTAAAGCACACATTGAACAAACTAGTGCGGCTAGTGAGAACGTTGCCCAACTTGAGCGTATAGAAGAAAGCATAGTAAGAAATAAATTAATTATTACTAAGTCAGAAGATAAAATTGTTAAACTTGAACAAGTAGACGATACTAAAGACATTGAAATACAAGAAAAAATACGTACAGAACAAGAAAGAATTAATTCAGCATACGATGGAGTACAACCATCAATTGACGAACAGAATGCTATTATTGATAAACAAGCATCTGACAAAGAAAATGCTACTGCTCCATACGAAAGAGAAATAAGTAACATTGATAAAAAGTTAGAATTGTTAGACGAATATTCAATTAGCGGCGAAGTAAAGAAAATGCAAGGCCTAATAGGAGTTGCACAAGATGGAAGAATAGGGTATAATACTAGAGAAGCATTAAAGAAGTTTAAAGAAGATAATGCCAAGGCTAGACGCATAGCTGTTTATCAGCTAAATAAAGTTAGGACAGAAGAAGATACTGTAACAAAAACTGCTAGACAGGAAATTAAAAGACTTAGAATGTTAGCAGAACAACAGATTGCAGACTCTAACACCCTAATCACTAGACTTAGAGCTCAACTTGGACAAGGTCAACAACAAGACAATACAGTATTAATTGAGACGCAGCGTAATTTAATTGTTGATTCTGAAGATAAGTTGGAATCACTTTATACTACAAAATATACACTACAAGGCGAAAGTAGAAAACTAGAAGCAGAAGTTGGTCCAGTTAAGTATATTGCAGAATTAGTTTATGGACAAGAACCTGGTAAAAATATCTTGGAAGAAACAGTAAGATATGTTATACTAGTACTTGTATTTGTATTTGATCCTTTAGCAGTTGTACTTGTTCTTGCAGGAATATCTGGATTAGGATTACGCAAATCAACAAAAGGAACACATGAAAAAAAAGAAAAACCTACAAAATTTAACAATGATAAAGATGTCACCGACGTTAAGAAAGATGTTGTGGGTAATAAAAAAGACAACAAGACTTCCAAAAAACCTGTTGTTCAAAATAAAATATATGAAGAAGACGTAGTGCATACGGATTCAAAAGGTGAAGAATATACAATTGATACACACGGCAACAGAAAATACCTAATAGAACAATTACAATACGATCTAAACGATAAGTCAAAAAAATTACAACGAAAAAAGAAAAATTAAATGAAAATTGATAACAGTAGTTACACTGTAACACCCCCAGACCTTTATATGACAGAACATGGAATAAGTATTCTTATTTCAAGTACCAATGAAACTTTTATTGCATCAGTAAAAGAATTATTTGAAAAGTTTATTGCAACAAGCATTGTGTTCTTAGTACAAAATAAAAAAACTAATTCAGAAACATTACCATGGATGTGGAATGTTTCTAAAACATGCGACTTTATGGTTATCGATGTTGATACGTGTGCATGGGAAGATATTATGTCGGGACTTTTAAAATCAAAAGATGAAGAAAATACAGTGTTATTTTACAGCGATAAATACAAACGAAGAGAAACTGTAAAATTAATAAATGCTACAGGCACTAATCTAGTTGTAAGATCATTAGATGATATAAACAACTATATAAAACTACAGATGAGCCCAGAATATTTTAATGAAGTCTAGCAAACCTACCATATGCAATTTTTGTAACAAAGACGCAACACAAGTAAAAAAGCTACTAGCAGGTGAAAATGATACTCACATTTGTAGCGATTGTGTTGAACTTTGCTACGGCATTGTTAAAGAAAAGAAAGTAGAAGCTATACATAAAAATTATGGTAAAAAATATGAAGTTCCTACTCCTAGAGAAATACATAACGATTTAGACAAACACGTAATTAGTCAAGATTATGCAAAAAAGACTTTGAGTGTAGCAATATACAATCACTATAAAAGAATATCAACAACTACAAAAACAAAATTACAAAAAAGCAATGTACTATTATGCGGTCCTACAGGAACTGGTAAAACATTGTTAGCACAAACACTTGCAGACTTTTTAGGTGTACCAATGGTAGTTACTGATGCAACTGTTATTACTGAAAGTGGATATGCAGGCGACGATGCAGAAGTTCTAATACACAAATTATTTCAAGCAGCAAATTACAATCAAGAACGCACAGAGCATGGTATTATATATGTTGACGAGATTGATAAAAAAGCAAAACGTAATGACTATGTTAGCCTGAGTAGAGACGTTTCAGGAGAAGGCGTACAACAGAGCCTTTTAAAGCTCATGGAAGGTACTATACTAGCGGTTCCGAACAAACCGCAACATAACCCGGAGAAGGTGAATATAGACACCAGTAACATACTATTTGTAGTAGGTGGAGCCTTTGTTGGCCTACAAGATGTTGTGGTTAACCGGCTCGGCAAAGCAAAGATAGGATTTAACGACGGTTTAGACACCGATGTAGAACAATGGGAAAAGCACTTACAAACACGTGATTTAGTGAAGTATGGACTTATACCGGAATTTGTAGGTAGATTACCGTCTGTAAACGTCTTAAGACCGTTAAATAAGAACGATCTTGTACGCATACTAACTGAACCAGTGGGTAGTATAATTGATCAAATAAAAGAGCTTTTTCTACTTGACAAAATACAAATAGAGTTTACAATAACAGCATTGGAACAAATTGCAAAAACTGCCATTGATGAAGAATTAGGTGCTAGAGGTTTACGTAAAATATTAGATCAAGCACTATTAGAAACTCAATATCAATTGCCAGAATTATATGAAAAGGGAGTACGCAAAATTATTATAAATGAACAAGTTATTTCTAGAAACGCACAGCCACAATTTATCAAAGGTGACAATGCAGAATAGAAACAAAGGATATAAACAACGTACAAAAGGCCCATTTGTAATCGCAAATGATCGAATAAGAGCAAAAGAAGTTAGAGTAAACTTTCCAGACGGTGAAAGCCAGGTGCTGTCTTTGAAAGATGCTTTAGATGAAGCAAAGTCACTGTATTTAGATTTAGTGTTGATAGCCGAAAAGGCAGATCCACCAGTTTGTAAAATAATTGATCTAAACAAGCATTTGTATTCATTAAAGCAAAAAGAAAAACTGGCAAAGAAGAAGCAACGAGAAAGCGTTGTAGAGACCAAAGAAGTGCGTATGGGACTAAACATAGATACACATGATTTAGAGACCAAAGCTAAAGCAGCTCGTAAATTTTTGGATAAAAATAACAAAGTAACAGTTACAGTTGTTTTGCGTGGTAGAGAACGTGGGAGGCAAGACCTTGCAAGGGAATTGCTAAATACATTTGCTTATCTATTAGAAGTAGAATACGAGCAAATATCATCACAGAACAATCGTGTATCTGGTAAAATACAATAAAGGTAAACATGGGAAACTATAACAAAAATAATAAACGTAATGAAAAACCTCAGTTTGGTCCTGGACTATCTGTAGAAGTTAGAAATGGCAATGTAGAACAAGCTATGAGAAAACTTAAGAAGTTAGTTATGAAAACTGGACTTATGAACGAAGTACGCGAACGCAGATACTTTGTTAGTAATACTGAAAAAAGACTTAAAGCAGAGGCGGCAGGCCGAGCTAGAAGACGTAGAGAAATAGCTAAAGATTCAATCGTAAAGAAAAGACTATACTAATACGTTATAACTGAATTTGTCTATAAATGTAGATAAATAACAATGTATACAACAGGACTGATTCCTACCGTATACATAGAACGCCGAAAGGGTTCTAAATAATCTTGCTTAATATAAGGAGAAAAGATATGACTAGATTAACAACACTAAATCTTCCAGATTTTTATAAAACTACAATAGGATTTGATAGTATGTTTGATGAGATGGCAAATGCTTTCACAACAAACACAGGCGGTTACCCACCTTACAATATTGTAAAGGAAAGTGACAGTAGCTATTCTATTAGCCTAGCAGTAGCAGGTTTTGATAAAGACGAAATAAAAATCCAACAAGACGGTAATACACTTTCAATTAACGCTGAAAAGAAACCAATCGAGGAAGAGATTGAATATTTACACAAAGGCATCGGAACTAGAAACTTCACAAGAGAATTTAGTTTAGCTGATTATGTAGAAGTAACATCGTCGAAGCTAGATAACGGTATCTTAGTAGTTACATTGGAACAAAATATTCCAGACGAAAAGAAACCACGAACTATTAACATTGACTAATATAAGGTAAAAAAATGACTCAAGCATCATCAAGTAGCGTAGCAGAAATAACTAAATTAAAAACACCATCAAGATACAATGTTGTATTGTTAAACGATGACTCTACGCCACAGGAGTTTGTTGTAAATGTTTTACAGACAATTTTTAATAGATCGACAGAACAAGCAAACGTGGTGATGCTTGAAGTCCACGAAAAGGGCCGAGGCATTGCAGGCACATACAGTTACGAAGTAGCTGAGCAAAAATGTGTGGAAACTATTACTGACGCACGAAGAAACCAATTTCCATTAGACGTTACAATAGAAAAAGCAGAATAAACAATTAAATGAAAATAGCAATCACGCAACGTGTGATTGAATTTCGAAACGGACCATACGATAGCATTGATCATGGATTTTATGAAATGTTCTCTGGTCATACATTGTTGCCAATACCAAACCACTTAGAACATTATAAAACAGATACAATAGTTAATAGTGACTTAGTAGTGTTTACAGGCGGCAACAGTATGATACCAGGAAACTGGCAATACAATGAAAATCGGTTACGAGTTGAAAAACACACGTTAGATTTAGCAAAACTATACAACAAACCAATATTAGGAATCAGCAGAGGCTGTCAATTCTTGACAGTTGCTCATGGTGGATCTTTACAAGAAAACGGTAGACATCACATCAATCATAGTGTAAACTATAAGGGTAGTGATGTTGAAGTTTATAGTAGACATGAACAAGTACTAAAAACTATACCTACGGGTGCAACATGTTTGGCTACAGATGAGTATGGATTTTGTGAAAGTTGGAAATTAGACAATATAATAGCAGTGTTATGGCATCCAGAACAAATGAAAACACATTGGCTTCCATACGAAGCATACGGAATTTTAGGATTATGACAAAAGAAGAAGAAATACGCCAAGAAGTTAAAGCCGAATACAAAGATAGTCAAATGACCAAAGCTGGAAAACTGGCTATGGAATTAGGTGCTGAACGTAAGCGTTTAAAGAAAGAATTGTCAGAACTACAATCTGAAGTAGAAGACTTAACACCAACAACACCAGTTGGTACAACAGACTGGTATATTAAGTGGGCAGCAATGGGCTTTGCAGTTTGTGGAGTCTTTTTAATTAGTGCTGGATTAGTATTTTGGGGCCAAGTAGCATATATGGTTAGTAGTATTGGTTGGATATTTGTTGGAATGGCTTGGGGCGACAGAGCTATTATGATAGGAAGTGCTATAACTGGAACAGCAGTAGCTATGAACTTTGTACAAGGATTATTAATATGAAAATAGGATTTACTTGCAGTACATTTGATTTATTACATGCAGGACATGTACAAATGTTAAGAGAAGCAAAAGAACAATGCGATTATTTGATTTGTGGATTACAAATGGATCCAAGTGTTGATAGGGATTCTAAGAATCCGCCAATACAATCAATTGTAGAGCGTTACACACAACTTAATGCAGTACAGTATGTTGATGAAATTATTCCATATGCATTAGAAAAAGATTTAGAAGATATACTAGAAATGTATCATATTGATGTACGTATACTAGGTGAAGAATACAGAGAAAAAGATTTTACAGGAAAAGACATTTGTAAAAGACGAGACATAGATCTACACTTTAATAAAAGAGATCACAGATTCAGTACAACAGATTTAAGACATAGGGTATGTAAAAATGAGAATTGATCAAGACATAAAATTAGACTACAGTGACGTTTTAATTCGTCCAAAGCGTAGTACATTAAGTTCACGCAAACAAGTAAGACTTGAACGCAAGTTTAAATTTAGAAACAGCAGACATGAGTACGAAGGTATTCCTATTATGGCTGCTAACATGGATGGTGTTGGAACATTTGAAATGGCAGATGAACTTGCACAACAAAATATATTTACATGTTTAGTAAAAACATATTCAGTGGAAGAACTTGTAGATTTTTTTAACAATGATTATCCAGATAATAGAAGAACACAAAACATTGCTATGAGCATTGGTACAGGAACAATAGACTTTGATAAGTTAGAAGCCGTGTATAATAAAGTAAGCAATAAACTAAAATATGTATGTATGGATATTGCAAATGGTTACAGTGATCACTTTGCACAACATGTTAAAAAAGTTCGTAATGCATTTCCTAATTTAGTAATTATAGCAGGTAATGTAGTAACCGGAGAGATGACAGAGGAGTTAATTTTAAATGGAGCAGACATCGTTAAAGTCGGAATTGGACCAGGAAGCGTGTGTACAACACGAATCCAAACAGGAGTCGGGTATCCGCAACTTAGTGCAGTCATTGAATGTGCAGATGCGGCACATGGACTTGGTGGACATATTATTGCTGATGGGGGCTGTAACTCTAGTGGTGATGTGGCTAAAGCATTTGCTGGTGGTGCCGATTATGTAATGCTAGGCGGTATGCTTGCAGGACATGATCAAGGCGGCGGCGAAGTTATTAGTAAGATGTATGCAACCAATGAATGGCTCACAGCAGAAAAACCTTTACTTGAACAAAAACAGTTTGTGGCTTTTTACGGAATGAGTAGTGATGCAGCAAATACAAAACACTTTGGAGGACTAAAAGACTATCGTGCAAGCGAAGGACGAGAAGTACTAGTTCCATACAGAGGTGCAGTACAGCACACCATACAAGCAATCCTAGGCGGGTTGCGTAGTACTTGTACATACGCAGGTGCAATGAAATTAAAACAATTGAGCAAGTGTACAACATTCGTTCGTGTTAATAATCAGTTTAACAAAACATACGAAAGCTCAACAACCAAAATATAACTTTTAAGACGGTATGTGTATAGTGCATAGCGTCTTTGCATAAATAAGTACGGTTTATTGCGTGAATGCGTGATAAATAAAAGTGTAATAAGAGCAATACAATGTCGTGTTGTTATTTACATATACAACGTAGTATAGAGCGACCTCGGCTCAGAAAAAAAGAGCGGCAGTTAGTGCCACGCTAACTGACTCTGGGAAAGACCAGGGCATAACCCATGCCTTACAAGCGATACATTATGAGGTATCGTGGTAGCGGCCAGGAGAGACTGGCAAATAACGGATGCTTTCCCAAAAACATCCACACATATAACGGAGAATATAAAATGGCTAACACTTTTTTTAGTGCATGGTCGGGATTATTCAATGGCTCACGTAGAAGTCGTGTGGCTTACAATAACACCCTAATGACTTATGCAAAAACAGAATATGGTTCTGATTGGCAATATGCCTACAACTATATGCTAGAACACAAAGGATCTGCACCAAAGATGGGTCTTGCAGATATCAATATCAAGGTAGCAGTAAAATGACAACAACATTAATATACAAACAAACATGTAGTGTTTGTGAAAAAATTAAACAAGCATCATTAAAAGTAATGATGGCTATTTGGTCATTTGGTGAATCGGCAGGTCGTGCAAGAGCAGCCGCTGAATTACATAGACAAGGCTACACAGAAGAAGCAAAAAAACTAATGCTGGAGAGTAGATAATGATTAATACTATAACAAATAAACTAAGTTGGGTAAAACGTGCTTATGCAAACAAGCAAAGCCGCAGAGCAACAGAAAAGGCTTTGTCAGAATTAAACGACTTTGAGTTAAATGATATTGGATTATGCAGAGGCGACATTAAATCAGTTGCACGTGGCGACAAAATTTATAGAAAGACTTATTAATGTTTAAACGATTTATGAAACTAATGGAATACAGAAGTTACTGTATGAGTATTAAACAACTTAGAGAAATGGGCATGCACGACAAAGCCAATGAGATCTCTGAGTTCAAACATAATATGTACAAGACTAACTAATGTTAGATCCAAATCACACTTACTTTAAAAAACCAATAGAAAAGAAAAAGGGCGGCAAATAGGCGCCCTTATTTACGTTAGTTTTAATTTGATAAATAGTTGTATGAGCAAAGTACATCTATTATCAGAATTAATAACAAAGTTACAGACCTTTAGTACTCAGGAGGAGAAACTAGAGCTTCTTACAACTTATCAAAAAGAACCTATATTTAAACGCATACTTACTATTGCATATAATCCTTGGGTAGACTTTGGAATGCAAGATTTTGTTCCAAGACGAAATGGTAAAAAGTTTGGTATGGGATTAACAAGATTCCTACATATTCTAACAGACATTATAGACGAAAAATATGATGAAAGAGAAAAAAACTTCTCTTGTCAAATGGCAATGCAACATATTGATGATCGAGAAGCAGATCTATTTGTTAGTTTGCTAAGACAAGACTTGGATTTGGGACTTGAGCTAGAAACAATAAATGCAGTATGGCCTGGGTTAATAATGATTTATCCAATAAGTTCGCCCACTGTAGCAGACTATAAAACATTTAAACAATATCCAGCCGCAGTACAACCTATTAGCAGAGGCTTACGTGTTAATGTAATCGTACATAAAGGTATAATAAGTTACAAGGATAAAGAAGGTAATAATATCGAGGGTTGGAATATACACGACGAACAGTTTGTAAATTTAGCACAAAACAATAGTACAGTATTTGATGGTCACGCAGTTGTGGTTAATGGTACAACTATTGTCGAGACTGATAATCAAAAAGTATTAGAAGCAGATCCGGAAAACATCAGATTTAATTTTTGGGATGTAATACGTTATGATGGGTTTATAAAAGGTGAAGATACACGTATTGGATACAATTGGCGTAACAATGGATTAGAGCATATGATTATACTTGCTATAGATAAAAATAAAACGCCTTGTTATGATATTATAAAATCAGATTTAGTTGGAAGTGATGAACAACTAGCATTAACAGTTGAAAAATATAAGTCAAAGTGTGTTATTAAAGCATTAGATAGTACGTGGGTACACGGAAAAGATCCAAATCAAATTATTTACGAGTCTTAATTTTCTTAATATATTGATTTCCAAAGTGGTCATATAGTCCATCAAAGAACTGAAACTTACTAATTGCTTTACCAGTTCCTTTCATTCTGTCTTTAAAGCGTTGCCACCATGTTACTTTGGTTTTGATATGCACATCGTATGTAATATACTCTATTTGCCCTACATGTTTGTAATATCCAAAGAATGGAACTCTAGTAACAATATCGTTGTTATTAACAAATCTATACGCCTCTATATCATTAAACTGTTCGCCCCATGTTCTATCACCTACTTTTGGTGACCCATATGTATATAAAACTAAATCTGCACCTGCTTGGTGAAATCTAGTAGCACATATAGTTGCCATTGCAGCTCCCAAACTATGTCCAGTAATTACTATTTTTTTAGTAGTTAGTTTTTTACCCAACCACTTAATAATTTCAGGATATAGTTTATCTAATTCATGTTTAAATCCAGAATGTACTGTACCTGTTGTATCTGCACCTGCAGGCCAAGCCTTGATATCTGCTAATAAGTCACCCATTTGAGCGCCTTCAGTACCTCTAAAAGCAACGATCACATAGTCAGGCATAACAATACCATAGCCTTGTGCGTTTTCTTTTTCAAAGAATTTAACACTTGAATGTTTTATTTTGTTATCTTTTAGGAATTTAACTACTTCTGTTTTTTCTTCGTATACTATCTTCGATACATCTATACATAATTCTGCTAGATGCCAATCTATATTATTTTTTAACAATTAATTTCTCCAATCTATGTGTTGGTATGCGTGTATTGTAGATATATCTCCATACTTTACCTCGACCGTTATCAATTTCAAATATAGTTTCTCGCATGCCTATACTAATAATAGTAGCCTTTTCTCCATCTAAAAATACTTCGTCACCGGGTTCAAATCCTGGTTTCATTTTCCATCTTAGACTTGCTACAAAATCTCCTACAGCTTCTTTAAACCATAGTACTATTATCGCAGTGATTCCTAGCCCTATTAATGGTTCTAAGAACATTGATATTTTCATTGCTTCTGATTCTAACATACTATAACTATTTATTAAAAATAGGCAAAAACTATTGACAAACAGATAATAATATACTATAATTACACTAATGAAATAAAGGAGTCTATAATGACGAAAGAAAATAGCAATGTACCAGCAGTTACATTTAAAGTACGAGTACCAGATCCGTCAAACAGTAAAACAAATTCCTGTGAGATTGTACCATCAACTTGGGCAGAGCTAACAACAGATGAAATCTTCAAAGATAAACTAGTTGTAGTGTTTAGTTTACCAGGTGCATTTACACCAACATGTAGCACATTTCAGTTACCAGGATTTGAACTTTATGCACAAGACTTTTATGACGTAGGCGTAAGCGATATTTATTGTGTAAGTGTTAATGATTCATTTGTTATGAATGCCTGGCGTGATGCTAATAATCTTAAGAATGTTAAAGTATTGCCAGATGGTAATGGAACATTTACAGAAGGTATGGGTCAATTAATTGACATGAGTGATGTAGGATTTAACAAGCGTAGCAGACGATATGCAATGATTGTTGAGAACGGTGTAATTAACAAAATGTTTATTGAACCCGATGCATCAGCAGAAGATTCTGATCCGTATGGTGAAACAACACCAGAAAATGTTTTTGCATCTTTATAGAGGAGTAGCAATTGAAAATATTTAAAGAATCAATTGATAACTTCTTCAGGTGGGTTAACTCTAGCGAATTAGTAGAGTTAACTGATATTGATGTAAGTGAAGATCCAGTAAGACCTGATTTGGACTTAGAATTCAGAACAAGTTATGGTAGAAAAATTTATGGACTAAAATACAAAGATAATATTGAAGGTATTATCTGTGTAGCATTTTGCAATGATTTGCCACAAAGTGAAAGAGAACTTAGCTTAATCAGTGAGAATGCACATTTACTTGAGAACGCCAATATTGCAGTTGCATATACAGTATGGTCACGTAAAAGAGGCGCAGGTAGAGAAATAGTAGCAAAACTAAAGCAACACATAGTAGAAAAAACAGATATTGAACGAATAGTTACATTATCGCCATTAACACCAATGGCAGCACATTTTCATATAAGCAACGGTGCTAAGTTAGTACAGTATAATGCAACTACTCAGAATTTTGAGTATAAATTAGATAAATAGTATTTCAAATAGGAAGAAATTATGGCATATAGCGAAAAAGTGCTAGACCATTACAATAATCCAAGAAATGTAGGTAAGTTCGACCCCAAGGAAGATAATATCGGAACTGGAATGGTAGGCGCACCTGCATGTGGTGATGTAATGCGTTTACAAATTAAAGTAACAGAAGATGGCATTATTGAAGATGCAAAATTCAAAACATACGGTTGTGGAAGTGCAATTGCTAGTTCAAGTATGGTAACAACTATGCTTAAAGGTATGACACTAGATCAAGCACAAGAGATTAAAAACACAACAATAGTAGAAGAACTTGCATTGCCACCAGTTAAGATACACTGTAGCGTATTGGCAGAAGATGCCATTAAAGCCGCAGTTAGAGATTATTCTGGAAAAAAACAACAAATAAACGCAAAACCGGTTGACATAACTTAATTTTGTGTTATCATAAATAATACGCAATGTTGAAATTTACTCAACGCTGATTCAGGACTCCGGGGCGGTACCGGACAACTCCACCATAAACACATTGTTACTAGTAGTTCATAGTGTGTTTTTGATGGGGTTGAAATAGGTTCGACTGGGTAGCTAATAGGTAAAGGGAGTTGCCGGGATGTAAGCGCCGTTACCGCGAACAAACTTTATAATTGCAAATGACAATTATTCGCCAGAAATGGCATTAGCGGCTTAGTTTTAAGCACGTAGGGGTTTTTGCAAGTTGGACCTGGCAACAGAATCAACTTGCTACTATAACGCAATTAGCGTTAAAGTGTATAATAATAAAATCAAGGAAATATTATGAGAAATATTATAATGACGGCGGCTCTAATGGTCGCTTTAACTGGAACGGCACAAGCCGAGAACTATGACAATACAACAGTCTCAATGGCTGCCGAATCGGCAACTATGGGAGTTTCATTGTCAACTAACGATACATCTAGATCAATTGATGTGTACACAATGGGAAGATCATTAGATTTTGGAGCAGGAGTAAGTGATAACGGAACTAACCGTGATTATAGTGTTTCTGTTGGAAAAACTTTAGATGTTCTTAATGTAGGACCAGTTGGTACTTACCTAAGTGGTGAAGCTGAATACAATTGGGGAGATACATTTACTAAATCAGAAATGCATTTCACTCCAACTGTAGGTGGTAAAATGGACCTAGGTCTTATTGCCCCATATGCTGAAGTTGACTATATGTTAAAATCAGTAGAAGGTGACTTTACAAGTATTGATAAAGCAACACCAAACTTTACTATCGGTACGAAAGTTGCGTTAGGCACATCTACTTCATTAAATGCCAAGTTGACTAATTCACTTAACAGTGATTGGAAATCAACTGACAAAGAAGTTAGTGTAGGACTTACAGTTAGTTTTTAAACTTAACAAATAAGTTAAAAAAGGTCGCTTTATGCGGCCTTTTTTTATGGTTGACTAATCGGGTTAAATGTTATATATTAATGAATGGACCCGTAGCTCAGTTGGATAGAGCATTGGTTTGCGGAACCAAAGGCCAGAGGTTCGAATCCTCTCGGGTCCGCCAGTTAGAATTTCTGCCAAGGAAACAATTTAGGCAAATGTGGATATCTTTTATCTAGATTCATTATTTCTAAATCAAAACCTTTTTTAATAAATTTGTCTTTGTATCTATTAAAATATTTTATGTATTTTCTTTCTACTTCTATTCTTACATTTTTGCTATAAAGCATAGAATTTATTTCGTAATTAAATGCATTACTAATATCAATGAACACTTTTTCAAAATCTTGACCTTGACCTACCTCGTCATCTAAATCTTCAATAACTTGATTAACATTTATTAAGTCAGTGTTTACATATTTTACATTGAATGTTTTTGCAACAGTGTTCCACCATTCTACAAATGGCTCTCCTAGTTTATCTAAATATGCATCAGTATTAGGTAAGTCTGAAACACATGTAAAATGTTCTGCTTGTACCGGATGTTCGTTAATATAATCTTCAACAAACATTTTCCAATACCTACCATCCCATTTGTCAAATATATAAGATTGCATACTTAGTGCAAGTACATCAGTGTCATAACAAAGTAAAGTACCACCTGGTTTTAAATTTTGAGTATATGCGTTTGATATAGGACTAATTCCACCGCTAGTACTAAACACACTACTAGTTCTATGTTGTTTTCTTTCAGTATCCATTGTTTCTGTATTGGAAGCATACCATCTTGTAGCCCACAATGTTTTTCCAACATCACATATATTTTTATAGCTCATACCATTACTTAATTTAGTATTCCACGTTCCTACATTAGGAGCAATTTTTATTATTTTATCAAATGTATCTGGCTTATTAAATGTGTACCACCATTCTAAATCTATGTATAATGCATGTTCATTTCCAACTACTACACAATCTTTGTATTCTGTATTCCAATATTGTTCTGTGTTTTCTACAAAGTCGTCTAGAAGTATGCCCTGTTTAAATATTAGTAATTTTTTAAAGTCTGCTTGTATACCAGCATTACATAAATCATAAAGTGTATTATGTGCTATTTGTGGTATTCTTCTATATTGAAAACTGTAATAGTCAAGTAAATTTTGATACACAGTGTCGCATGGTTCCAATAGCCAACCTATTCCACATTGTGGAGGTAGCTTGTCGGGTGCGTGTTCAAAGTTGTAATATTTTTCCATTTTTTTTAAATTAGGTATTGACTTTACATAGTGTATATCATATAATGTATACATTGTTGTTGGAATAGTCGATTTCATTAACAAAGTATATTACTATTTATTATCTTAGGTAAACAGTATATATAAGATAATAAATAGTTGACAGAGATGTGACTATTGTGTTATACTAATAACACTAAAACAAGGAAGAGCGGATATGATTAATAGTAGACAAATTGTGGAAATCATCAAAGATGAAATGAACAAAGAAGAAAACAGCCAGGAAGTCCGTATGGCACTTAAAAAAGTTAAGGAACGCATTGAAATTTTGGAAGAAATTGATTATGTGAATACAGTTAAACAACCTTATTTAGAAGAACCAACTAGTAAACAAAGCAAAGAAAAGCAAACTGCAGCAAAAGCCTTTGAAGATCTATTTGGATTAAAATAGTGGTAGAATTTAGTGAAATAACTAATAAAATAGAAGTTTCAAAAGAATTAATAGAGGTGTTCAAAAGCCGTATCAAGCCAAGTGCTACTGGACACCTTTATACTACAATTAGTACGCTCGAACAATATATAACAGAACTTGAAAAACAACTAGACGCAATAGAGAAGTAAAATGCGATTCAAAGACATAAAAATGTTAGACCAAGGTAAGCCTCACATAACAGGTAAGCAAGCAATTATTGACTTTGGCAAATATAAACTAAGCATAATCTGTAATGACATGTCATATGGTGGCAAATCAGGCATGTACGAAGTAGGTGTGTTTAAAGACTGGGGAACAGACAAAGAACAAATGTGTGAACTTCCAGGCATCACAACAGAAGGCGACACAGTCGCTGGATATCTAACTGCATCAAATCTAGATGCAATACTCAATAAAATGTATTTAATTACAGCAGAGGAACCGACACAAATTTAAACAGTTTTGGTCTCCTTAGCTCAGCTGGATAGAGCAACTGCCTTCTAAGCAGTAGGTCACAGGTTCGAATCCTGTAGGGGACGCCAATGCTCGCATGATGGAATTGGTAGACATAACAGACTTAAAATCTGTGGCCATATGGCGTCCCGGTTCGAGTCCGGGTGCGAGTACCAAATATAGGGGTGTAGTGAAATGGTATCACGGCGGATTCCAAATCCGCAAGTAGGAGTTCGATTCTCTTCACCTTTGCCAAATAATACTCTTGTAGCATAGCGGTCTAATGCCCCCCGCTCATAACGGGTCGATCGTAGGTTCGAATCCTACCGGGAGTACCAAAATAAGAAAGAACTATGTATGTTTACAGTAGAAGAAGAGTTTGATGAAAGCGTTGTAACAGTAATGGATACTAATGCAAATTTTGAAGATGTTATAATGCATTTTCAAGAAGATATTATTTACATTACACAATACGATAAAGAATTTGACACTCACGATGTAGTAAAAGTATCAACTGAAATGTGGGAACTTTTAATTGAAGCATATAACCGCACTGACGGAACATATATAGTTACTAAATAACACACATGCGGATGTGGTGGAATGGTAGACACGCAGGTTTTAGGTACCTGTGCTTTACGGCGTGAGAGTTCGAGTCTCTCCATCCGCACCAAGTAAGGACAGTTGGCTGAGTGGTCGAAAGCACCGGTTTACTAAACCGACGAAGGGCAACCTTCCTAGGGTTCGAATCCCTAACTGTCCGCCAGTTACTGGTAATGGAACGTAGCATAATGGTAATGCACCGCTTTTTGGTAGCGTAGAGTATAGGTTCGAGTCCTATCGTTCCAGCCAATAAAAAGGTTGACAACATATATAAAAGGTGTTATCTTAGTTGTATGTATAGGGTAACAGCATATTTCAAAGACCGCAAGGTATCACAGGAGTTTCACGATGTAAACGATGCAATCGAATTTCGTGATGACGCAGATGCACATTATCCTACAAAGGTAATATTTAGAAAGGTAATATCAATGAGAGAATGGATTTATAATTGTTGGAATGTAGTAATGGATCATAATAAGAATCCACTAAGTAATATTCCAGATTTCAGCACACGACATATGATCATGCAGGTACTTGCGTGGATGTGGTGTATTGTGTTTGCTATCATAGTAGGTAGCATGTGGGCAGGAGTGTTCAGTATGATGCTACATACACTATTGCTAGGTGCAATTGCAGTAACAGTAGCAACCTTTGAAACCGCTCGACGTAAACCAAATGTGTTTGGTGGTTACAATGGCCGCGCCGATGGTGGAGAGCATGAATAAGGTATTTCTTGCAGTTGTTGTTGGTCTTTTACTAGCAATAGGCTTTCATCAGTGGAAAGACTGTTTAAATGAGAATAGCTTTTTTACATGTACAAGGATGCTAAACAAATAATGTTTTACATAGTAAATCTTAAGACTGGAAGTATCTGGGAAGATACCTGCGATAGTTTGCTAGAAGCAAATGAATTTGTTAGCAAACATCCAGAATGGACGATCATGATAAAATACAATGATCGATCAAGACTTAGAAACAAATACGGAGATTAAACATGAGTAACCCAAACGAAGCAGGTGACAACAAAGGCGCCCTACTAGCATTTTTAATTATTGCTTTAATGATGATTGGCACACCAATTACTATTGGAACACTAATGGGCTGGTTTAATCTATTTGGAATATTAGGGCTATGAGTAAAAAGACGTGTGATGCGTTTTTATGCACAAAACAAACACCAACAAAATATCGTTACTGCTACGATTGTGCTAAAAGCAAAGGCTTGATTGGCGGTACTAATTGGGTCGGATGGTTTATTGCTATTGTAATTGTAGTAATGATTTTCGGATAAGGAATTTTAACATGTTGGATAATTTAAGTGAAAACCAACTGGCAAAAAAGTTCTATAGGACTTCTGAATGGATAGCACTACGTAATCTAGTGATGAAAACTAAGAATACAGGATGTTGTGCAAATTGTAAAGTGGAGTTCAGTTTTAAAAAATGGTGCGAACCAGCAGTGGATCATGTACTGCCTTTAAAGCTGCACCCAGAGTTAGCACTTGATATTGATAATTTACAAATATTGTGTAGTGGATGTAATTATAAAAAAGGTAGTAAAGTAGGAACAGAAGCAGGAGTGGCATTGGCTAATGCAAGAACAGAACGTAATAATGTTGCACAACCTGACGATGACGATTATTGTTTTGAAACATCAAGGCAACAAATTCTTAAAGAAATAGAAAAACAAGCAAAACCACCTTCACCTGAAAAAATAAAATGTAATAAAAAGCATAATAATAAAAATAGAAAAAAACAGCTCAAAATAGAAGCTCGTTTAAAAAACGCCAAAGATAACAATCCTAGTCCAGCAAGCCAATGGCTTCCTAAGCATCTAAGAAACAGTTATGCACAGGTTAACTACGACTCCATTAATTACAACGTAGACCAATAGGATTATAAATACACTTGACAATAACACATTTCTAGTGTAAACTAATTTAATATAGTAACTCAGGCATAAATCGTCTGAGTTGTCTATGTTAAAAATGTGGGAAGATTCTCACTGAAACTATCAAAAAAGGAGATCATTATGATTGAATGGATTAAAAATAGACTAAGCGAACGCACATCTTGGGATGGCGGAGCTCTGATTGCCATGGGTGTAATTGCACTTATGTTTGACGGACTAATCGCCTGGGCTGCCTATGCAGCTATTGTTTATGGTGCCTACACCTTGTTAAAAGGTGAGTAGCACATATGCAATTTGATTTTAAGATAGAGCAAGTTGCAGAACTTTTGCCACGTATTGATGCCGCTGAATGGTATGATGCAATGCAGAGAGTTTTGCCCAAATGGAATATCGACACAGTTGATAGAGTTGCAGGGTTTATAGCTCAAACAAGTCACGAATCTGGTGGATATTCTGTTCTAACAGAGAATCTAAACTACAGTGCCGAAGCACTGGATAAGATTTTTCCAAAGTATTTTAAACGAGCAGGACGAGATGCAAGAAATTATCATAGGCAACCTGAAAAGATTGCAAATGTAATTTATGCAAATCGTATGGATAATGGTGGTACAGACAGTGGAGATGGCTGGCGCTTTAGAGGTGGCGGTATTCTTCAACTAACTGGACGATATAATTATACACAATTTGGTAAAGCAGAAGGTATGAGTGCAGAAGAAGCCACAGAGTTTGTTCGCAGTCCTATTGGAGCGTTAGCAAGTGCATGTTGGTTTTGGGATACAAATAACATTAATAAGTATTGTGACAACCAAGATATAACTGGTATGACAAAACGTATTAATGGTGGAACTATTGGGCTAGAAGATCGCAAAAAACATTACGCACATGCATTAGAAGTTTTAGGTGGACATTACGAGCCACGTGAAACTTATGAAACAGTACGTATTGGATCTCGAGGCCCAACTGTAGTAAAATTACAAGAAACACTTGGACTTACTGCAGACGGTATCTTTGGTAAAGGCACAGAAGCAAAACTACGAGGTTGGCAATCACTTAGAGGATTAACACCAGATGGTATTGCAGGACCTAATACATTAAGAATCTTATTTAAATGATTAATGGGCGAGGATAATGTCCACGCTCATTTAACACAATTAGCTTTCATCTTATGGGTGAAAGCTATATCACTGAAAATCACATAAATAATACTATGGAAATAGGCAAGAAAAACGATAAATTTAATTTACCAGAAAGGTACATTGTACATTCTGATGATCTAAATATAAAATCAAAAGAAAATGACACTGAAGCTCCTAATGGCTGGAAAAATCTTCATAGTCCAAGTTGGTGTCCTGTTCCTTTTAATACAATAAGCTGGCATCCATCTGGTGTCGTAAGCAGATGCATGATGAACGATACGCCAATGGGCAGTTCACATGAAAGTGATCAAATGCAATTCTTACGTAAAAATATGCTTGAAGGTAAATGGGATACACATGGATGTATGAACTGTTTACAAAAAGAACAACATGGCTATAAGAGTCAGCGTATCAATTGGTTGTCTAATAGTATGCGACATAAAAGATTAGGAGACCCAGAGCCTTATACAAATCCTAAACTGACAGGAAATAAAGTAACTCATTTATTTGTAAATTTTAGTAACTTATGTAATTTTAAATGCAGAATGTGTAGTTCTAAATTTAGTAATAGTTTGATTCCTGAAAATAGGCATATGACTCCATTGTTTCCAAAATTATATAAACAAGTACATGGTAATAGAGAGAAAAACTTTAATAACATTAATGAATACCTCGAAGCCAACCCAGAAATGTTAAAAGATATAAGAAGTATATGGATGACAGGCGGCGAACCTTTTATGACTGAAGACCCATATAAGTTAATGAAACTTCTCGAAGAACATGGAGAACCGAACAAAGTTAATATGACTATTACAACAAATGGTTCAAAAATAGATTTTAATAGGTTAGACGAATTTAATAAACTTGGAAAACTTAGTATAGATATTAGTATTGATGCATATGGGCCTTTGTTTGAATACATGCGTAGTAACGGAGTATTTACATGGGACCAAATGAAAGAAACATGCGATAAGTTAGCAGAATATAAAAGTGAAAATGAATGGTTTGGTATCCAAATCAATGCCAGTTATCAAATGTTTAATTATAACAATATGTATGACTTTATAGACTTTGTTTCTACTTATGATGTTGATAGTAATATACGATTACTTACATTTCCTAAACATTTTAGAGTAGGAAACTTGCCAGACACTTATAAACAAGAAGCACTTGCTATGTGTGATAAAATTGAAAAAGACTTTGATACTGACGCACACAGGCATTTAATTGTTATGTTAGGTGACATGAGAAAAGCAATAGAATCCAAAGAAAACCATCTTGAAGATTTTATAGATATTGTTAAAGAACAAGATAAATTTAGAGAAAAATATTTACACGAATATAATAAAACTTTATCTGAAATAATATACAAAACTTGACAAAGTATCAAATTTACGCTATAATGTAAATGTAACAAATTTACTATGGAGCGTAAAATATGACGATGCAACTACTTGGTCCACATATGACCACAACCCAATATAGTCGTAAGAAAAGCAAAAAGGCTATGAGTCCAGCAAAGCTAGAAAAACTAAAAGTGCAATGGCGACAGCACAATAAAGATTGTCGTAAGCGACACATTCACTCGGCGCAGTTTGCAGAGTTTGAAGATTTTGTCGCATATGTAAGCGGTACATACAAAGCCCCAAAAACTACAACAAAACGCAAAGCATACGAGCCTCCTAAGGTGCGTGAAACAAAAGACTATCCAAGTCTTAGTAATAATGTTAGTGGCAATGGCACACGCAAAGAGCCAATGCAGTACACAGGCGAACGCAAATTACTAGGCATTGCAACAATGCACAAAAGTAATATGGTACCTATCTTTGAAGATCAAAAAGAACAGGCAGTTGAAATAGCACAAATGAGACGTTAATGTCAGGACAAAGAAGATTTTTAAAAGTTTGGGCAAGGACAGTTGGGATGCCAATTGGTGTCAACGATGAGGATAAGCCTGAGTTTTTGCCCATCACACAAAAAGATGTAAGACGTGCATTAGCATTTAGAACATTTTGGATTGTTCTTCATGTATTAACTTGTGTAATGATTATTACAGGTAACGGTAGAGTGTTGGGGTGGTGGTAATGACAAAAGTTTGGAGTGTTACTATCAAAGGCAAAAACGACACGGTTGTAATGACTGACGAACAAGCAATGATAGTTAAGATGAAGTTTGCACCAAACATTGATATGCATGACTTAACTACACTACACGGACTAACGCCAGAATACTTACACAAAATAGAAAGAAATAAATCCTTTGAAGGCGAAGATAAAAGTTTGCTCTGGATGAAAAACAGTCTAGAAATGGGAGTATATGGTGGTTGGCCAGGTGAGTATGAGAAAGCAGTTTGGGAATATCAAGACCTAATTGATATGAAATAAAAGGTTGACAACCAAGACATCTTGTCGTATAATATATACATAATGTTAGAAAAAAGAGGAATAAAGATGGAAGATAAAATCATACTTACAGATTGCGATGGTGTACTACTTGATTGGGAAAGTGCGTTTCATAAATGGATGGAATCACATGGACATGTTAAAGTAGCACATGGAATGTATGATATTAGTCAGCAGTATGGGTTTGAAAAGTCTCAAGGTAAACAACTAATTAAAATATTTAACGAAAGTGCATGGATGGGCTATTTAAAAGCATTCCGTGATGCACGAAGTGGTGTTGCTAAACTATACGAACATGGATACCGATTTCATTGTATTACTAGTTTGAGTTTAGATAAAAAAGCAATTCGTTTACGGAAATACAACTTAGAGAATGTATTTGGTAAAGGTACTTTTAAAGAAGTGCTATGCTTAGATACAGGTGCTGACAAAGACGAAGCATTAGCACCGTATGTTGGAAGTGATGCATTTTGGATCGAGGACAAACTCGAAAATGCAGAGTGTGGGGCTAAGTTAGGATTAAAAAGTATTCTATTAGAACACGATCATAACAAAGATGAAGTCTTAATGGACGGAATAAAAATGGCAGGCAATTGGGCCGATATAGTTGACATGATTGTCAACAGTTAATTTATTCTTCGTCTCCGTAAATAGTTAGAACTTCAGTAACAGCGACATGTCGTTCAACATCACCTTTGGTAAAGCTGACAACTCCAATTATATCACTACCTCTTTGTTCTAGTAGTTTTACGAAATTTTTAAGACCGTTGTCTTCGAATCCACGGTCGTGTTGTGCTAAGTCTCCTGTTACAATAATTTTAGAATTCTCGCCAATGCGTGTTAATAACATCTTCATTTGAGATGGTGTCGCATTTTGCATTTCGTCTGCTATAATCCAAGAATTCTTAAAAGTTCTACCACGCATATATGCCAGTGGTGCAATCTCGATAATGTTCTCATTAATCATATTTTCGATTGTGCTTGGTGACCAATATTCTTCCATTACGTCAAATATAGGTCTTGTCCATGGTGCCATTTTTTCTACTAGTGTTCCTGGTAGAAAACCATGTTGTTCATCAACACTAACAGCAGGT